GCGGAGGTCCAGCTCGTTGGCGAGCGCGTAGAGCACCAGATTCACGCCGAACGTGTTGTTGGCGCTCGTGGTCACGGCCTGGACGCGAATGAATCGGTCGACGCCAGTCAGCCGGACGTGGCCAAACTGCTGGAGGTTCGTGGCGTTGTCGAGTGCGAGACTCGCGCCATCGACATCGGTCCAACCGCTCACGCCGTCGGCGCTGTGCTGCACCGTGATCGTGGTCGCTCCGGCCGATCCGGCAGCGTTGCACGATACGAGCACGAGCGCGAATCGAGCCGAGCGGCTGTCGATCGCTGCACCAGTTGCGAGCCCGGGCGCGTAGATGCTGGGAACCAGGCCAACCTCGAGTCGGCTATCGGCTTCGAGTGTTCTCATCGTGCGAGGTGGGCGGGCCGCGTCAGGGAATGAACGCGACCCGCCCGAGAGGAGGGAGAGATCAGACCGAGAAGGTCAGGGTGGTGGCATCGGTGCTGTCCACGGCGTTCAGCAAGACCACCGTGGTCGAGTACACGACGGAACCGGAACCGGTGTAGTCGCCGTTGACCTTCAGGTATCGCTCAGCGCCGTCGAGGCGGATCTGACCGGCGAAGATCGAGTCGTCGTCGGCCGAGCCGTCGATCGACACCAGGGCACCGCTCACGTCGGAGTAGGAGCCGCCGGAAGCGGTCGCAGTGCTGACCTGCACGGCCAGCGTAGCCGTGTCGGCGAGCGTGCCGCAGCTCACGATCAGCAGAGCGTACTCGAAGCCCTGCGTGTCGATCGCCGCCGAGAGCACGTCAGCCGAGCGGCTCTCGGGCTCGTGGACCTGCACGACCTTCATGGAAAGGGTTGCGTCGTTCTTCATTGGTTCAGGCTCCTATCAGCTGAGCAGATCGACGTCTGCGCTCGTGGTGAAGTTGAACGCCTTGGGCTGGGCCACGACGACATCGTGGTCCATGTAGGCGATGACCGACATCCGAAGGCGCTTCGCGTCGTCGCCCTCCTCGGTGGCGCGGATGGTCATGCCGCCCCAGTTGCAGAGGTAGAGCTTCGAGAAGTCGCCGAACAGCGCGAACGTCGCGCCGCTGTTGAACTGCGTGGAGGTCAGCAGCGGGTAACCGGCCAGGCGCTCGAGGAGAGCGGTCTGCGGCTGGGCGAACACCGGGACGCCCTCGGCACCGCTCAGTCCGTGGTACTGCTCAGCGACGTCGGGGGTCATGATCCAGGCGTAGTTGCCGGCCGGGTCGTAGGCGTTCTGCGCCTGGAGGGCGTAGACGAAGGACGACACCGCCGACGTGGCGGCCTGGGCCGTGGCGATGGTGTCCAGGTCGCCCGTGGACTGCACGCCGGTCGTCAGCGTCAGGCCGAGGGGCTGGCCGGCAGCGCCGGTGCCCTCGATCGCCGACAGGTCCTCGCGGAGCGCGAAGATCTTGGCGAAGCGCCCGTTGATCCAGCTCTCGAGCCCGATCGAGCTCTGGAGCATCATCTTGTGCGAGAGCTTCTGCATGGCCGCCAGCGTGCGCGGGCGGGCCTTCTTCGACTCGAAGGTCTCCACCGACTCGGTGATGGGCTCCTCGCCCTCGGTGTCGACGTAGTACGCCGTCGAGGTGCCGTTCTCCACCGGGAAGGTGATGTCCCCACGGAGGCCGGTCAGGACGGTCGCACCCGCGCGACGCACGACGGCCTGAGCCTCGAGCTGCGGGATGATCGAGTCCATCAGGACTTCCTGCGGGACGAAGATGCCGCCGGCGGAGTCGGTGCCGACGTTGTACGTCCGCTCCTCGAAGTGCGCCTGGACCTCACGCTCGAGGCCGTGCGACTTGTCGGTGAGGGCCGAACGGAAGGGGCCGTGCGGGTTGGCTTGGGCCGCGGCGAGCTGAGCCGCGCGCATGATCGAGAAGCCGTTGCCGCTGTGGTCGGCGTCGTGCGTCAGGCCGGGGAGGCTGACGCGCTTGGCCTGGGCCTCGAGCTGCGAATCGAGCTCGGCGGACTTGTCCTCGAGGTTCTTGATACGGGCGTCGATCGCGTCGCGCTGGGCCGCCTCGGCGGCGTCGCGCTCAGCGAGCAGCGAGCGGACTTCGCTCGCCATGCGGTCGGCGGAGTCGCCGAGCAGTTTGGTGATGTCGATTTCGGTCATCGGAGTCGTGTCGTCATCGGGTGGAGCGCACGCGCTGGGCCGCCAACTCGGCGAACACCTCCAGCACCCGCGCGGGGTCCTCGTCGCGATCGGCGCTCCTGTCGGCCTTCCGGCAGCCGCAGGTCGCATCGTCACTCCGACGAGCGGTTGGGACGAGCTGGCGCAGGCGCTCGAGGCGCTTGCTCCAGTCGCGTTCGGTGGGGCTCGAGCAGCGGACGACGATCTCGGCCTCGTCGGTCGAGATAATGCCGCGTCCGACCGGCTCGGCCAGGTCCTCGCGCAGGGCCTCGGGGTTCATCGGCACGCTAACGACCGAGATCTCGAGGAGCTGGTTGCGCTCGAAGACTACGCCGTAGTCGCCCAGCCCGAGAGCCGCTCGGCGCTCGGAGTCGCGGACGGTATCGACCTCGAGCGGCATGAATCCGACCGAGGTGGCCGGCAGGTAGCCGGCGGCGGCGAGCTTGAACTTGGCGTCGGCGAACGAGTCGGCCCCCTCCGGCGCGAACTCGATGTCGCCCACGAGCCGGCGCGCGTCGGTGAACTCGACGCCGAACGAATGCGCGCGGCCGAGCACCTTGTCGTGATCGTGGTTCCAGAGCGAGATCGGGTTCCGCGAGAACGGGCCGAGGTCCCAGTTCTGCCGCACGATGTCGCCGGCGCGGTCCACGGTCTCGGTGCTCCAGACGTAGCGGATCCGGCGGCCCTCGACGTTCACCGCGTCGCTCGTCACGCTGCGGATCTGGACGTCGCTGGCCTTGCGCTGGGCCACGGCGTCGAACTCGAGGTCGGGGACGCGGCAGCCCAGGGCGTCGCAGCAGAGGAGATCGGCGGTTCGCTTGTCCATCAGTCGATAACGGGGATCGTGACGCAACGGCAGTTGACGACCTCGCCAGCCGGAGCGAGCGGGTCATTCGGCCATCGCAGGCCATTCGGGAAAGGGGCTCCGACGGACTGCACCTGACCGTCGGCGCTGGCGTGGCTCGCGCGAACGTGCTCGTCATTCGCGCTGCTCCACTCGTGGCGCTGGATGCCAGCGCGCGCCATCTCGGCCGTTCGCGCCTTGTTCGCGGTCGCGCCGGCCTCGGTCCTCGCGATGCGCTGGGCTCGGGCGGGCAGGTTGTTCGCCATCTCGGTCACGGCCTCGAGGTTCCGCTCAAGCGTCTCCTCGATCCGGTCGGTCATGTCCGAGATCGTCCACGGCCCGAGCTCGAGCATCTGCCGCGCCACCGTGTCGCGCACGTCGCCGGCGAGCGTCGTCATCGCGCCCTCGGCGAGCCAGACCGAGCGGTCGGACAGGAACACCACGTCGAGGATCTGCTCATCCGGCACCCGGTCCGCGCCGACCTCGGCGATCAGGCGGGCGGCTGCGTCCAGGTAGATCTCGTCGAGCACGGGCCGAATGGCCCCGCCGAATCGGCTTTGCCAGGCGGTCATCGTCGGGAGGATCAGGCGCTCGAGCGCATCCAGGGCGCTGGGGTCGATCCCCTCCGGCATCGCCTTCGCCTCGCCCTTGAGCCACGAGAGTTCGCGCGAGCCGACCTGCCGGAGCTTGGTCTTCACGGCCTCGAGGAAGTCCCGCATGACCGGGGTGACGGCCCGCTCGATGCCGCGCTCGTAGGGCACGATCAGGTCCTCGTATTGCCTGGAGTAGATCCGCCGGCGCTCGTAGCCCTCGTCCTGTGAGCGGCCCTCGCAGGCCGTCTCGCAGAGGCTCGCGGCGATCGCGACCGCTTGGGCCTGATCCATGCCGGGGCTCTCCTGGAGGATCTCAGGCACCTTCCGGGCGATGCAGTCCGCTTGGGTCTCGCCCTCGACCCGGCAGGCCGGGGACCGCTCGACGATCTCCGGGCCGGCGGAGCGGTTCAGGGCCTTGCTCGGGTCGTGCGCCCAGTTCTTCAGGCTGATGTCGCGCTTACTCGGGCAGCCCTCTCGGGCCGGGTCGCCCTGCTCGCCGTTCCGCATCCGCTCGATGAAGCTGATCGCGCGCTTAGCGTTCCGCAGGTGCTTCGGGGTCCAGTCGTCCTTCGAGGTCTCCAGGAGCTCGAGGTTCCGGGCGATGACCGCCGAGGGGTCGACCGAGGCGAGCCGGCTGCACTCGTTCTCCGACCACTTGCGCAGGGCGCTGGCGCTCATGTTCGCGAGCCGGTTCCATCGGCTGTACACGTCGTCGAGCTCGTCCTCGAGCGCGCGGCGCTCCAGCTCCTCGACCGCGCGCCTCACGGCCCGATCCTCGAGCTCTAGCGCGGCGTCGTCCAACGAGGGCTCAGGGGCCGGCGCGTCCATCACCACCGGGTCGATCTCCCACTCCGCCAGCCGGGCCGCCTCGTTGAACGGGACGCCCATATCGACCAGGAGCTTCGTCCGCTTGATCTTGTCGTCGAGGTTCTCCGAGAGCGCGTCGACGCCCTCGACGTTGAACGAACAGACCAGGCCGCGCTGGTCCGTGACTCGATCGAGGAGGTGCCGCTGCACCGTGCGCTCCATCCGCGACAGCTCCGGCAAGATCGTCTCCTCCCAGAAGACGGCCTTCGCCTCGCGCGCGTTCGCGCGGTTCACGTCGTCGGTGATCCCGAGGATCGGCTTCGTCACCCCGAAGACGGCCATGATCGCATCTCGCGACCAGGTGCGCATCTCGAGGTTCTCCATGTCGCGCGGGGACCAGCCGGAGTTCTCCAGCTTGAACCCGCCATGCAGGATCGCGGGCTTCTGGTGCCGGTTCGGCGCGTTCTGCCGAGCCTCGAGGCGGGCCTCAAGCTGGTCGAGCTGCGGGTCCGACAGCTGCTCGTTGGTCGAGAGCCAGTACGATGGGAAGCCGCCGTTCCGCGCGGCCGAGATGTCCAGGCCCTCGGCGTGGAAGTCGGCCTCGAGCCGGCGGCGGAGCGCCTCGGTCCCGCCGACGCCGCGGAGCGGGCTGGTGTGGCTCACGTCCAGGAACGGGACCACCGCTCCGGGCTCGTATTCGACGTGCCGGCGGCCGACCTGGTAGCGGTAGACGGTCGGCATCCCCGTCTGTGGATCGGTGACGATCTGCACCGCGCGACCGGGCACGGGGAAGATCTCGACCGGCGTGCGGATCGGCGCGTTCAGCCCCGCCGAGAGCGGGACGATCCGGTCGCCCTGGCGCTCATGCAGGAGCCAGTAGGCTTCGCCGTAGAGGTCGCGGTAGATGCTCGTCATCTGCCACATCCGCCACGAGTCCAGGAGCGGGTGCGGCTTGTCGAGCACCTCGAACATGGGGCCGCGCGTGACCTCGGGCGCGTCCTCAGCGCCGCTCGCCCAGAGCCGCAGCGGGACCGAGCTGATCGCCTGCGCTCGAGCTCGCACGCAGGCGTAGACGTAGACGTGCTGCGTGAACGGGTCGGTCAGCTCCGTCGAGTCCTGACCGGCAGCGCGAAGAAGCTGGAGTAGGGTGCCGCTCTGGAAGCCGGCGAGGCTGTCGTCAGGGACGCCCCAAGACTTGTTCGTCGTCATGCGTTCGCCGTGCCAGGACTGGTGGGCTTCGTCGCGTATACCATATTCGGGACGCGGTTTCAATCAGAGCCGCAGGCCGCCGCGCTTGCCGTCCACGTATCGGGTCGCGTAGCGCAGGGCGTCGAGCGCGTGGTCGTGCGCCTTCACCGGCTCATCGGTGCGGACCCCGGACCGCTCGCGCCACTCGTAGGTCTCGAACTCGCGCTGGACGTTGGAGCAGCTCGGGTCCACCGTCAGCCGGGGCAGGCCATCGCCGGCGACGCGAAGGCGCTGCTGCACCTGCTGGATCCCGTCGAAGATCGACTTGTCGACCTTGTCCGTGACCGGCAGGCCAGCGTCTCGGATCTCGCGGATGAGCTGAGCCGCCGCCGGGTCCGCGATGATCATCTCCAGCCGGCCGCCGAGCTTGGTCACGCGCGCGGCGAGCTCGGCGACGTGGCGCACCTTCTCCGACATCGCCAGCCCTGACCGGTACCGCTCCTCGAGGACGTGGATCCGGTCGTCGCCGTCGAGGCCGAGCAGCACCGCCGCCATCGGGTTCGTGTAGCCGTCGTCGACGCCGATGAGCCAGCGGCGGAGCTCCGAGGGCTCGCGCTGCCGGACGTGGCTCGAGCGGTCCCACGAGTCGTAGACCAGGCCCTCGGAGCCGACCCAGAGGCCGAGCACATACCGCTTGTGCGCGACGCCGGAGAACGTCTCGAGGTCCGCGAGGTAGTCGGCGGGCAGAAAGGTGTTCTCGCGGCTCGAGGTCTGGATCGCGACGCAGCCGTCGGCGGGCTTGGCCCCGAGCGCCAGGCCGAACCGCTGCGCGATGAAGTGCGTCGGCGGGCCGGGGTTGCAGGCCCAGTAGATCTGGTTGGGCAGGCCCTCGATCTGGAGGCGGATGCGGCCCCGGAGCTGGGTGTAGTCGCGCTCCGCGAGCTCGACCACCTCGTCGATGCCGCAGCCGCTCAGGTTGAACGAGCCCACCTTGTCCGGGTCGTCGAGCGCGAAGTACACGATCTCGCCACCGCCTCGGATGCGGATGGTCTTGTCGGCCTTGTTGTGCTCGTAGCTACCGGCGGGCAGCACCGGCGGCAGATCGCCCTCCGGCTCGAGGAGGGTCTTGAGCGTGGTCGCCTTCAGCGCGGTCAGGTGCTTCCTCACGAGCGCCTCGCGGGATCCGGGTAGCGACGCTCGAGCGACTGCGCGATAGCAGAGCGCGCGGGTCTTGCCGGCTCCGAAGGCCCCGGAGTAGCCGACCTCGCGCGCGGTCGAGCGCATGAAGTCGAGCTGCTTCGGGAGCAGGTTGACGAGGACCTCGGTCACCCGAACAGGTCGGGCGCTCGGCCCTCGAGCGCCGCTTGAATCCTGCGCCGCGCGAGCTCGGCGTACTCGGCCTCGCGCTCGATGCCGATGAAGCCGAAGCCCTCGCGCACGGCTGCCTTGCCGGTGGAGCCCGACCCGCAGAACGGGTCGAGGACGGTGCCGCCGGTCGGGGTGACGAGCCGGCACAGGTAGGCCATCAGGTCGGTGGGCTTGACGGTGGGGTGATTGTTGCCCTCGCCCAGATCGGCCTTGCTCGCCTTGGCGCAGTAGAAGAAGCGGGCGGCGCTGCCTGAGTCTCCACCGTTTGCCGCTTTTCTGTTATCTCTGCGTCTAAGTCCGCCGTCATATCCGCTTGCGCCATCGGCTAGGCAAACTCCGGTTTTTGTAAACGGAAACCCAGCCAAAACTTCCTCGCTGCCGTCGTGGATGAGGTTGGCGGGCCAGCGGCCCCCCTCTTTGGTTATGCCGATGCTGTTGAAGTTGCCATAGTTGGTTGCGCCAACGGCCCTGTTCCCCCATCCGCCCTTGGCTCTG